ATCTCTTGGCAAATATCCTAAAGCTATTTACCTTGATAGAGATGATTTTGTTTTACCAAACGGAATGTTATTAACTTATCCAGACTTACAAATAGATAATGAAAACAATTATAGCTATCAAGCTCGTAACACTCGGACAAAAATATACGGTGGTAAAGTTATTGAAAATGTATGTCAGGCTTTAGCTAGGTGTATTATATCTTGGCAAATGATATTAATTGCAGAGAAATATAAAGTTGCATTGACAGTACATGACTCTCTAGTATGTGTAGTTAAAGAGCAAGAAGCAGAAGAAGCGCAAGATTTTATTGAAGCGGTTATGCGAACTAGCCCAGAGTGGGCAGAAGGATTGCCATTAGATTGTGAAAGTGGTATTGGTAAAAATTATGGGGAGTGTGGATAATGATGAAAGCAGATGGACTAGATGAAGCTATTATCGGGGTTGGGCAACAGTTCGATAAGCCAGACCGACTCATTTACGATTACGATAAATGTGTAGATATATTAATGAAAAAAAATAATTGGACTGAAGAAGAAGCGATTGAATGGGTGGAGTTTAATGTAAAAGGTGCTTATGTTGGCGAAGGCACTCCTATTTTTAAAATAGATTATGCAACTTATGAATAACTATACATGGTCATACAGTAGTTTATCTACATTTAAACAATGTCCTCGTAAGTTTTATCGCACTAAAATAGCTAAAGACGTGGTTGAAGAGGATAAAGATTTCTTAATTTATGGTAGAGAGGTGCATAAAGCGGCAGAAGAATACGGTAGGGATGGCACTCCTTTGCCGGAGAAGTATGAATTTATAAAACCTTTCGTTGATACTCTTATTAATACCGGAGGTAATAAACATTACGAATTAAAAATGGCTTTAACTGCTGATTTGGAGCCATGTGATTTCAAAGACCCAGCGGCATGGTGGCGTGGTATTGCTGATTTTGTAGCAATAACAAGTAAAAACGCATTATTAGTAGACTATAAGACTGGTAAATCTACTCGATATGCTGATACTAAACAGCTAGAAATACTGAGTCTGGCAATATTTAGGCATTTTCCACAAGTAAATACAGTAAAAGGTGGTTTGATGTTTTTAGTTGCTGAAGAATTAATAGAAGCTCGGTATTATAAAGAGAAAGAAGAAACATATTGGCAAAGTTGGGATGAAGATATAGAGCGGTTAAACGAATGTTTTACTGCAAATGTGTGGAATCCCCAGTCAAATTTTTCATGTTATAAATTTTGCCCAGTTCATGACTGTGAGCATAATGGTAGGAGAAAATGGTATGCCACTTAAAGCAGGGAAATCAGATAAAATTATTAAAATGAATATTGTCGAATCTATTAGATCAGGCAAACCCAGAAAACAGGCTATTGCTATAGCTTTAAACAAAGCAGGAAGAGGTAAAAGTAAAAATGCCGTACGTAAACAAAAGACGACCATACAAAAAAGAGTATCAACAACAAAAGGCAAGGGGCGAAAGAAAAGCACGAAACGCTAGGGAAAGAGCTAGATACGAAGCTAAAAATCCGGGCAAAGATGGAAAGATAACTGATGTTAAGGGAGAGGATATTGATCACAAAAAACCCTTATCAAAAGGCGGTACAAATAGACCATCTAATTTGCGTAGTGTAAAACCTAGTAAAAATAGATCATTCAGTAGAAACTCTGATGGTAGCGTAAAAAGAAACGTGCCTAAAAAGAAAACAGCTAGAAAAAAGAAGAAAAAATAATGCAAGTTATAGATAACACTTTAATTTTACGCACAAGAAATCCACAGAAAATCCAGAGCAAAATACCAGATAGTGATGTGGTTAGGGTGGATGAGGATATCTACACAATGGCAGTTGGGTGGGATTTATCCACAGCTCAACAACTAGCTAGATTACAGATGAAAAACATACCATCTCCTATCATGCGTGATTATGAATGGTCAGGGTTACATGCACCTATGACACACCAGAAAACTACAGCTGAGTTTTTAACATTGAATCCAAGAGCTTTTTGTTTTAACGAACAAGGCACAGGTAAAACAGGTGCGGCTATCTGGGCTTCTGATTATTTGTTATCAGAAGGGTATAGACAAAGGGTGCTAATTATTTGCCCTTTATCTATTATGAAAAGTGCATGGCAAGCGGATTTATTTAAGTTTGCTCCACACCGGACAGTTGGGGTGGCGCATGGCGCAAAAGAAAAACGTAAAGAGATTATCGCTAATGATTACGAGTACATCATAATTAATTACGATGGTGTCAATGTAGTAAAAGATGCTATTGCAAAAGGTGGTTTTGATTTAGTTATTATTGATGAAGCTAATGCTTATAAAAACTGTACCACCAATAGGTGGAAGTTAATAAATAGATTAGTAACTTTAAATACTTGGATGTGGATGTTGACTGGTACTCCTGCGGCACAATCACCACTTGATGCACATGGACTGGCTAAGTTATGTGTTCCTAATAATGTCACACCTTCTAAAATGCGATTTAAAGATGCAGTAATGTATCCGGTGTCTAAATTTAAATGGATAGCAAAACCTAACGCACAAGATATCGTGCATAAAACTTTACAGCCTGCTATCAGGTTTACAAAAGAACAATGTCTTGACTTACCAGAAGTTACATATGTAGACCGTGAAGCTCCGTTAACACTTCAACAAAAACATTACTATAAAATTCTAAGAGAAGAATTCATTATGGAGGCAGGAGATGAGCATGTTACCTCTGCAAACGTAGCTGTTAACATGAGTAAATTATTACAGCTATCTGGCGGTGCGGTTTATTCAAACAGCGGTAATATCGTGCAGTTTGATGTATCAAACCGTTTAAAAGTTGTAAAAGAAGTTATTGACGAGGCAACAGCAAAAGTTTTAATTTTTGCACCGTTCAAACATACCATAGATATTTTATATCAATACTTAAATAAAGAAGGCATTGCAACCGAGTATATTACAGGTGAAGTATCGTTAAATAAAAGAACGAAACTTTTTGATGACTTCCAAGTATTGCCGGAACCCAGAGTGTTAGTTATTCAACCACAAGCGGCGGCGCATGGTATAACGTTAACCGCTGCCAATACGATTATTTGGTATTCTCCTATTACCTCAACAGAAACTTATTTACAGGCTAACGCACGAATTAACCGTAAAGGTCAGAAAAATGCAATGACTATAGTAAATATTGAAGGTTCTGCTGTAGAGAGAAAACTATATAGACTATTGTCTGGGCGACTTGAGGCGCATATAAAATTGCTAGATTTATATGAAGAAATAATAAAATAACACTTGACACAGTTAAGTACGTTGTTATAATTGCAAGACATAATTAAGGAGAAGGAATTATGACTGATAAATCAGACGAAGAGCTATCGCTCGATCAAATAGCACTTGCCATTGTTAATATCCGCAAAGAAAAAGCTAGTATATTAAAAAAGGCAGAAAAACAAGCACAAGAACTAGAAAGCCAAAAAGAAGAACTTGAGAACTACGCACGTACAGTGATGGCTAAACTAGGTACTTCTAGTGTTAAAACAAAATCTGGAACAATCATATCTCAGGATGTAGTTAAATATTCAACTAATGACTGGAATGCTTATTACAGAGTAATCGCAGAAAATGACAGATTTGATTTGCTAGAAAAAAGAGTAAGTCAAAAAAATCTACAACAGTTTTTGGAAGAAAATCCAGAAAAGGAGCCTAAAGGATTAAGTTCTTATAGGCATAATAAAATAACCGTCAGAAGCTCATGAAGGGGTAAAATAATGACACAAAAACAATTAATAAAACATGTTCTAACAAACGTAGAAGCAAGATATCCAAAGCTCAATCAACCATATCGTTATGATACGGAAGCACCAAGAAAAGGTGGTGGTAAGGGGCAAACTGTACCATGTCTTGCTGATGCACCTAATGCAAAATGGGAGTTAGGTATTCGTATGGATACCGATACAGCTCGTGCTTTTATGGAAGCCTATCAAAAGGCTTGGAGTGAAAGCCCATACGCTAACGAACCTATGCCTGATCCAACAGAACCACAAGGCAATGCTACCAACCCTAAAATTAAGAATGAACAGGATGGTTTCTGGACTATTCAAAGTATTCATAAAAACTGTAAATCCAGTGCGGGTAAACTACAAAGCCCACCATTACAAGTTGGTAGAGATGCGAAACCAGTAGCAGATGATTTTGAATTGACAACTGGAAGTACTGTTAATATAGAAATGGTATTTTATCCACACAAAATATCCGGTTCACTTGGTGTATCTTTCTGGCTTAATGCGTTACAGGTAGTTGATTTAGCCGAACGTCAACCAATAGGATCATTTTCAGCGTTAGACCCTGTTGAAGAATCAGGCACTTCTTTTGAAGCTCTTGATAAACCTAAACCAACATTGGTTAAATCTCGCAATAAAGAGCCAGTGGATAAACCTGCTAACACATCCAAAAAAGACTTAAATAACATTCTTAATAAATTTGCCCCGCCAAAGGGTCAAGTGGATGACAATGACGGATAATCGTGGTTATTCCAACAAAATAGCTATATCTAATCTTAATGCAGACTTATCTAGTGCAGGGGTAAAACTAGGTAGGTTTTGCATTGAGGCAGATAAGCGAGTTTCCGAAGTTGCAAAAATATTTAAGGTATCCAAGATTACTATTTATAAATGGTTTGATGGCTCTTGGATACCAAATAAAAAACATTCGGAACTTATATTGGAGTATCTTGAAAAACAAAATGAAAAGGTTTAATTATTATGCCAACAATTTTACGACAAATCCTTCCAGACGAAGGGTATTATTGTATCGTTGGACTAAAAGACAAGATAAAACCACAACAAAGTTTCCACGATAATTGGGATGATGTTGAAAGTC